ATTACACCCTTTACAAATTAGCCTTTTCTCTTTTGGCTTTTCGGGAGCAACCTCGCGGATTGCTGTCTTCTCTGTTTCAAACTCCTTAATAATAGAATAAGAAGGAGCAGTAGCAGATGATGGCAGGATTGCCGTTGTGGTTGTAACCGTTACCAGAAGAGGTAAGAGGGCTACAGTAAAGTAGTTACGCATTAAGTTTAATTGAACTCTACATCCGTATAGAGAAAGCGCACTTCCCCTCTCTCAAGGGGCGATCTCCACGGCTCTAAATGTCACGTCAATGACTCATAATAAAAAACCCACCTTTAAGTGGGTTGTTGCATTATAAGTGATTATTTAGGATTTGTCAAGATTCGGTTTCCTCACCATCTTCCACTTGATCTTCAGTTTCAGGTAAAGTGACGCCAATTTGATTGAGATATTCAATTGCTCCCTGAACTTTCAATAAAAGTTCTTTTCTTTCATTTATTTTTGCATTAAGACCGACTAATTCTTGAGATAAAGTCTGTCGTTGTTGAGCCAAATTCATTAAATGCTGCTGTTGTTCCGTCATAATTCTAAATATAGTTCCCTTTATTTATAAAAATCAATAAATATATTATACTACAAAATCGAAAAATGTCCAAGTCACCAAACAAGGGTAAGAAAGGTTCTGCTGGTGGCAAGCAACCCAAACAAAATCAGGGTAATGCGACTGCGAAAAAGGCAAAAAATGGAGGTAAGAAAAAGTGATGTATGCCAAGAGAATGGAATACACCCAAGCGTGAGCCTTGGAACGCACCGATACATAACATTCTAAAGGCAATAGATAATCACACTCAAGAGTATTTCAAGAGTGGTGATATTTGGCATCTACAAAAAGCAGATATGTTGAGAAGTTATCTCCACGAACTTAAGACTTGGATTCATAAAATGGAGGGAAGATGAAATTCAAATATCCAACACTAGATAATATTGTTCCTATAATGGTTGCTTTTGTAGCAACAGCAATTGTTGGAATGACTTTTACAAATTATGTAATTTGTAATTTTAAAGTGATGACTAGTTTGCATTATCTATATCTTGTAAAGGCATTTGATAAAAGTGGAGCAAAACCACCAAGCAAATGTGACGATAATACATCGGAATCAATACAAACTTTGATGTCTTTGTTGGCAACTATCATCGCACTCAAAGCAGATCTTAGAAAAAAACCAGAAGAGAACAATGAATGATGTAGTTTGGAGTGTAAATATATTATTAGGTATTGGTCTTATTGGAGTTATTTGGATCATTTATAAAATCTTACTCATTGCAAGTCAAGAAAATGTATCAATACAAAGTAAAAAAGATCAACAGAATCATTGATGGAGACACTGTTGATCTTGATATTGATTTAGGTTTTTGGTTAACTGTTTCTTATAGAGTTCGTCTGAAAGATATTGACGCTCCAGAAACTAGAACTAAAGATCTACAAGAAAAAGAAAAAGGTCTAGCAGCAAAAGCGTGGCTAGAAGAACAACTATCCCGTGAAGGTGAGTGGATCATTGAAACCTACAAAGAGGACAAGTATGGAAGAATACTTGGCACTCTTTATCTTGTAGGTGATCCAGTCACAATCAACGAGAGAATGTTGAACGAAGGTATTGCTGTTCCTTATTCATAATTTTTCCCAGAGATTTCCTTCAACAATTCTTCTTCTCAATAATCCTGCTTCTACACTACTTCCAGGATTTCTATAAAGTAAAAGTTTTTCTGGAACATCAGTCCACTTCTTTTCCTTGAGAACTCTAGTTATGGTATTAAAATTGGGAGACCCGTAGAAACCAGAACCAAGATTATAAGCAAAAGATAGAAGAGCTCCTTGTTGATTTTCATTCATCTCACTCCAATAGGGGATTTTTTTGAGTGGTGGAAGAAATTCATTTTCAATTTGATGTATGAATAGATCATCGGCATATTGTTGAGTAATCGTTCTTCCCATTTTGAATGGTTTTCCATCAAAATCTTTAGTGCTTCCCCATCCTATTGTAATCGGAAGATTTCCAGTATGAGGGTCTTTATATGCAGTTAATATACAATCTTCAAATTCTTTAATTAATTCTATTCCTGCAGATAAAGGAATAGAGTTCAAGACTTTTTTACATCAAATATTCTTCCCCATCCAGTCTTATCTTTTCCTTTCTCCAACCAACGATAGGTGAGATCAGACTTCTTATATACAGCACCTTTACCATTAGTTACAGGTCCAGTATAACCATCATTAAGAGAACCATAAGGATCATTCACAACATAATCTTCACCCCCTTTACCAATCACTACAACCATGTGCCCACCAGAAGGTGCAGATAGAGTGCCCCTATGATAGATCCCGATAACAACAGGTCTCCCAGCGGCAAGCTCACGATCAAGATCAGCAAACCCAAGATTGTAACTAAATCGTGACTTAACACCATAACCATCCAGAACTTTTGTCTGAACGGTGTGATCAACCGAATCCCCGATTGCAAATACTTTTTGAACGTAGGCATCATCTCCCTTTGCCCCCTGAAGAGTGCCTGGTTTGAAATACTCTAGACACATCGCACAAGAAGATGAATTGCAGGTTCTCTGTGCGTCTCTATAATTATCTGTCTGAGGATAATAAGGAACTGGAAGAATTCCAGGAACTGTTGGAACTGTTCTATAAATTTTAATCCAGTTTGCAGTATCATCAATCAAATCTGGATTTTTACTTGCAAGGTCAACCTCAAGTTGCTCTACAGCAGCAACATGCTTTGGGTTGTTCTCATCATAATGCTTAAAAAAGTTATGTAAATCGACTCTCATCAGTCTTCTCCTAAGTATGCTAGTGAATAAACTTCATGTTCTGGAATATTAGAATCTAACCATTCACCAAACTCACACTGAATTGCCCTGGCATCTTCATATTCACTAATTTCTGCCAATTCATGAATTCGATCAATTGCCCAATCATGTGATCGACGAAGTGCTTGTTCCAAAGTTGCCATAATCTTTTCGCATGTAGCGTCCTAGAATGTTGCTATTGTAGTATGCTGGGCGGCCATCGTCAAGTGATTCTTTCAAGACATTATTTAGGAAAAGTTGTTTGGTTTCTTCATAGTTACATTCTCCTTTTGTTTTATGGAGGCTAAGTATAGTTCGGTCCATGGACTCTCTTCCCCAAAGGTCAACATCGACCTTGAGTTCGGGGCAGGATCCATAATATTTTTTCCAATTAGATTCTGATTTAACTCTTCTAGATTTACCTTTTGGTTTTGTGTAACTCCAGAAATATTTTCTACCAATGTACTTACGACCAGTTTCACGGCAGTAGATAAGATAAACGAAACCAAAATGATCTTGAATGTCATCCGATTCAAAAATCGCTGAATTATACATCCAAGGATTCTCATAGCTCATATAATATTCTTTAAGAGCTATTATTTATCCTTCATCCTTAGCAAAGCGATTCTAGCAATAAAAAAGGGGGTTTGTCAACCCCCCTATATCAATTTGTAGATAAATTCTTATCCACGTCCTCCAAGTCTTTTACTTCTTAATGCAGAATCAATTGCAGATGATTTTGCGTGAGATCCACTATACTCTTCACCACTTCCCATAGCAGCTCTTGTATGTTTTTTACCTTTTTCTAACATTTTTTTTCTTTGAGGTACGGTAAGTTCTCTAAATCCCTTACCAACAGGACCATAAGGAAGTCCGCGTGGTCTTTCACCTTTCTTTTCACAAATAATTTCCTCTCTCCACTCTTCACTCATATTTGCCATAATAGCGGTTGCTGCCTCTTCAGTTTCGGCATAACCCTCCGAAACAAGATACTCAAGAACTAAATCAAATGCATCAACTTCTTCCCACAGTGGCTCATCTCTTTTACCTGAGGGATTTGCAGTAACTGGTCTTGGGGTAGAAGCAATTTGACGTTGCTTCTTAGTTACATCATCCACAGGTTTAGTTGTTGCTGCAGTAGCAGCTGCAGATGATAATGGTGGGGTTGATCCAGCAAATGCAGTTCTTGTAATTTTTCCAGTATCCAGATTTGCTGCTCTTTTTTGAACTTGATCTGGAGCATTTCCACTCTGATATCCAAATGTTCTCTGCATTAGAGGATTTGGAGTCTTTGGTTTAATTGACTCTGGACCTGCTGCCTTTGTTCCAGGTGCTGGAGTTGTAGGGGTTGCTTTTCCTGATGGGGCAGATGCAGATGGGCGTGTAGCACCTCCTCCACCGCCTCCTGAAGGGGCAGCAGATCCTCCTCCACCGCCTCCTGAAGGGGCAGCAGATCCTCCTCCACCGCCTCCTGAAGGGGATGCAGAGGCAGCTGCTGGAGCACTTCCAGTAGGCTTACCAGACATTATTTGCTGCTTAGATTTAAACAACTGAGATCCTTTTGCCAGATCTCCACCCGCAGAAGCACGCATTGCTGCAGTTCCTCTCTTCTGAACATCAGCTGCAGTTAGTTTAGGATCTTTTTTCATTGCCGCCGCGCCGCCGCCTGCAGCAAATGCAGTCTGTCCTCCTGCACCAGCAGAAGCAGTATATTTTGCTTTATTTGCGTCTGGTGTTGGAGTTGACTTACCAGTAGCAGATCCACCACCACCTTTACTCATTAATGCACTAACACCTCTAGTTCCAGCCTCAAAAGCAGCACCACCGAGAGCCCACTTACCAGCAGTTCTAGCAGCAGATGCCAATTTACCACCTGAACCGCCAGGAAGTTTACCTAGAGCACCTTTGGCAGCACTTTTAACTGTATTGACTGCACCAGAAACTGCACTACCAGCACGTTGAAGTAGATTTTTTTGTCCTATTATTTTAGTTCCTGGAGCAGTTGGTGTTCCTGCAGGAAATCTACCCATAGGAGTGGCTTTTGATCCACTTTTCCAAGCAGCAGTAGATGCTCTCTGACCTAATCTTGTAGCAGCACCAGCAGCTCTTTGTCCTAATTTTGCAGCAGCGCCAGCAACTCTAGGAGCTGCTCTGGCAATTACAGGTGCTGCTCTAGCAACCAAAGGAGCAGCAACTCTAGCTGCTAAACCCCAAACTTCATCCAATTGCTGCATCTGTTCTTCAATATATTCCTCAGATACAACACTTTCAATAAGTAAAGTTCCTTCGTCAATTGCAACAATATCTTCAATAATTACTTCTTCATCAACATTTGCAAAATACTCAAGAACATCAATTGCAGTATATCCTTGAGAAATTAGTGCATATGCGATTTCTTCAAAAATTTCAGAAGCCAATTGATCTTCATCAACTCCTTGCGAAGCATAAACTGCATTATATGCTTCAACCAATCCAAAAGCATCTCTACCAGTAAGTCTTGACATTTTTAATTCTTTTTATTTCTTTATAGGATTATTTATAAAAAAAGAGGGTCCTAAGAACCCTCTAACCATTCTTTTTTATAATCATAATCACCAAACATGAACTCGTCAGATTCTGCTGCCTCTCTGTAAGCATTCAGAATTTCTTGTTCACACCATTCATCATAATTGGAATCCTGAGAAAGTATCTTTGGTAACATCTTGCTTAATCCCACCTACTATGTATGATTCAACTTCGGTTTCTTGGGGAGCAACTTGAAGTCCTTTAGAGGAAATCCAGTGTTCGGTCCAAGGAAGGGGATTATTTTTGGCAGGGATATCATAAAGAGGTTTGAGTCCGATTGCCTTCATTCTACGGTTTGCAATCCATTCAACATACTGCTGTAACAATTTGTCATTAAGACCAATCATAGAACCATCTTTGAAGAGATACTCAGCCCAAAGTTTCTCTTGATTCACGGCACTTTCAAAGGTCTTATATACCCACTGTTCTTCTTCTTTGCTAATACGTGCCATTTCGGGATCATCACCCTCTTTCCATTTATTCAGGATATTCTGAGTGATGACAAGATGCTGATTCTCATCTCTAGCGATTAGTGAGATGATCTTTGCACTTCCCTCCATAAGCTTGAGTTCGCCAAATGCAAAACTGCAAGCAAAACTGACGTAAAAGCGAATACCTTCAAGAATATTAACGTTTGCAACTGCCCTGAACAGTTTACGTTTGAGTTCATATCTTGCCTCTTGTGCGTAAGGAACTTGTTCCAAAGCATGGACCCACTCATCCGAATTATCATAACGATGTGCGCTATTAATAAAATCGTTATACGCTTCTGTAACACTCACAGCACGTTCTAGAATACGATCATCTTTTAGGATCGTATCAAAGACATCAGATGGGTCTGAATAGACGTTCTTGATAATATAAGTGTATGAACGGGAATGGATCATCTCCATAAACTCCCATACCTTCATACACGCTTCCAGTTCAGGAAGAGAACAGTAAGGCGCGAACGCCATACCAGGACCCCTCCCCTGAACGGAATCAAGCATAACCTGATATTTCAGGTTACTTGTAAAGATATGCCTTTGTTCTGGACGAAGAGACTGATAATCTCCCCTATCCTTTTGAAGAGAAACCTCTTCAGGTCTCCAAAAGTATCCTAATTGTTGAGTTGTTAATTTGTCGAAGATTGGATATTTGTAAGAATCGTATCTCTGAATTCCTAGTGGTTGCCCAAAAAACATAGGTTGTTTTTTAGTATCTACCTCCTGAGAATTAAAAACGGTCATTGCCTCGACCATATTTTTATCCTCCAAACCTGTTTTAAATCTTACAAGACTCACAATCTTCCTCCTCCGTTTCTAGAATATCGGAAATTAAATTCTCTAGTGATTGACGGGTTTCTTCAACCTCATCATTCTTCATATCATTTGTATTTTGATAATAGCTGGTTTTCCAACCGTACTTATATGTAGTCAAGAGATCTTGTGCCATTACTGAAGTAGGAACTTCATTATCTGGGTAATGCTCCGGATTATAAGACCAGTTTCCAGAAATCGCTTGATCGAAGAATTTTTGCATAACTGCAACAATATTAATATACCCACGATTGCTAGGCATATCCCAAAGAAGCGTATAATCATTCTTAAGGTGCTGATATGCTGGGACAATCTGCTTGAGAGGTCCCTTCTTCGATTTCTTAACGGACAAGTACCCGCGAGGTGGTTCAATTCCATTTGTGGCATTTGACACAACGGAACTGCTCTCTGATGGCATCTGTGCGGACAGAGTGCTGTTCCTGACACCATATTGCATGACTTGTGCTCTAAGATCTTCCCAATCATATTTTAGTTCGTTAGGTACGATTTCGTCAACATCTTTTTTATATGTGTCAATTGGAAGAATACCCTGTGCATATTTTGTTCTATGTGAATATTCACATGCACCTTTTTCTTTTGCCAGATTAACGGTCGCTTTAATCAAATAATATTGGAATGCTTCAGTTAAATCATGAACTAATTGCCATGCACTCTGCTCCTCATATTTTACGCCATGCTTAGCGAGGTAGTGTGCCAAACCAATATATCCTACTCCAAGTGATCTACGCGATCTGGTGGCGATTTCTGCTGCCTTGACGGGATATCCCTGGAAGTCGATCAGTTCATCCAAAGAACGAACCGAGAGATCACAGAGTACCTCTAGATCATCATTAGACTTCAACTTTCCAACGTTAATAGCAGAAAGAATACAAAGTGCAATTTCACCATCAGTATCATCAATATGCTGAAGTGGTTTAGTTGGAAGAGTAATTTCTTGACAAAGATTACTCATTTCAACTTTATCAATAAAAGAAGAGTGAGAGTTACAGTGATCGATATTCATGATGTAAATACGACCAGTTTCTGCTCTCTCCTTTAGAAGGTCCAGAATGAGTTCTTGAGCGCCGATAATTTTTCTTGGAATAGATTGATCTCGTTCATAACGAACATACAACTCATCAAATCCATCAGTACCAAAAGCATCATAAAGCCCTGGAACTGAGTGTGGAGAGAAGAGAGAAATCTCTTCGTTGCGGATGAATCGTTCATAGAAAAGTTTGCTGATTTGGATACTGTAGTCTAACTTACGAACACGATTATCTTCGGTTCCTTTATTGTTTTTTAGTACTAAAATGTCCTCTATTTCTTGGTGCCAGATTGGGAAGTGTACTGTCGCGGATCCACCTCGTATGCCATTTTGCGTACAACATCTGACAGTTGCTTCAAACTTCTTGAGAAATGGTACAACACCCGTATGTTGAACTTCTCCCCCTCTGATTTTACTGTTGATGCCACGGATTCTACCAGCGTTGATGCCGATTCCCGCCCTCTGTGCAACGTATCTACCAATAGCCATATCACTGCTAAAGATAGAATCGAGG